CCGTCTACCGCGTTCGTCGCGGCGCCGTTAATGTTAATGCTCACATAGGTGCGCCAGCCGATCGTACGAAACGTCAGAATGTACTTCACCTGATCGAGCGTAATCGTCAGTTCCTGATTAGGGAGCGTGTTCTGTAGATTGATGATCTGCATTATTTGGGCATCGTAAAAAGACCTGATGCTAGATCATACGCCGCAGAGTTATTGCTTGCGGGTTGCGGCTGCTGCTCGCCAGTGTTCACGGTGCTTTGATCGTTAGCGTTCGCAACGTCCGTCTGAGTGAGCGCCTGATATTGCACCGTGACAAGCTGAATCTCACGCAGACGCAGGCCGATCTGCAGGAACCCGAACATTTCCGGCGTTTCATCATGCGGCATCCCTTCGATCACCATATTTTCATAGGTGTCCGCGTTGGTGCGCACGGTCAGGAACGTTGAATCCTGAAACGCCTGTACCATCGCCTGGTACGTTCCGTCATAGCTCGCCGCGTTCACCAGCACAGACAGATCGATAGTGATCGGCAGGATGATCTTGTAATCGCTGACAGGTGAACCGTCTTCAAGCGGATGGTCCATTATCTTTGACAACGGACCAACATTTGCTTTCATCGCTTCGGCGGACGTGAACAGTTGCGTGCCGCTATCCGGGTCTACGATCGCAACCACGTCATACGTCACGCTCGATGAAAACTGGCTTTGCGTGTTGTCGTCTGACAGATCGCTATCGCTTGCGAAAATATCGCTCATGCAATCACCCCGTCATCGTCCTGATCCTGCGCGTTGCGCAGCTGCGTGGTCAGGTGTGCATGGTAATCCGCCGCCACGCCGGCCGCGTCCGTTGCCTTCGTATTGATGGTCGACCCCTGCACGGTTATCGTCTTGTTGCCACCGGTCTTTACGCTGTTGCTGATGGTGTTCGAATTCTGCGTGTTCACTGTGCTGGTGCTCGCGTCTGCGATCTGCTGCTGACCTGCCGCGATGTTATCGGCAAGTTGTTGACGGCGCGCAATGTTGGCTTCAGCCGTGCCGGGACGTTCGTAATACTGCGCATGGATACGCGCCGCTTCTTCGGGCGTCTGAGCGTCACGCAGCATGCGGCCGGCGCGCTGTTCCTTGCCCTGCGTCAGTTCGTAATTCATGAATTTCAATTCTTCGTCCATTGTCGCGGTATCGAGCGAATGACCGGCGTACTTTTCGAAGTCTGCCTTGCGCGAACCGAGCCACTGACCGAGACCCTGCGCGCCGCTCACCTTGTTGCGTGCCAGCGGATCACCGCTTGACTCCTGCAGCAACGATCCTGCGATACCTGCAGCCTGCGCCGGCGTCCACCCCATTGCTTCGAGTTTGGCGGCAATCTCCGCACCCGTGCCGCGTTGCGTCTTCGTCATCGCATTAGACGTAGCCGCATCTGCCGCAGCGGACGAATCGGTCTTGTCGGTATTGCCCTTGAACGGATTTTTACCGTGCGCCACGTCCGAAAAGCCCTGCGCGAGTTTCTTTGCGTCATCGATTGCACCGCTGAAATGCTTCTTCAGATCGCCGAAGATTTCGCCCGTTGCCTTGTTCAGATCGCGCAATGCCTTCGTCGGCCCTTCGGTGATGACGTTGCCAAGAAACTGCGCGATAGCCACCAGATAATTGATAGCGTCACGCCCGCTGACCATCAGCAGTTTGAAAACGTCGATCGCGCCTTGAATCGCGGTCTTTATCACCATGCCAAGCATCGGCCACTTTTTCGCCAGTTCACCGATCAGCGAATTCTGACCATTCATAAAATGCATGGCATCATCGAACAGAAGCGCCAATACCGTGATCAATGCACCGATCAGCACAGGGCCGGCCAGAATAGGGGCAAGGAACGCCCATACGGCTGTTGCAGCGCTTATGAAGGCCGGCACTACTACATCTGCGACGACCATCCCCAAACCCGTGAAAAAGGCTATCGTAAAGCCCTTGTGCTCGCGCAGGAACAGCACTGTATCGCTGATCTTCTTCAGTAACCAGGTGAGCGGCGGCAACAGCACGCCAACAACCTCCCGCGCCACCGTTTCAAGCTCGATCGACAGTTCAGAAGACTGGAATTTGAATGCAGCCGTGGCATCAGCCTGCGCCTTTGTCACCGTGCCAAGTTCACGCATGCGTGCGATATGCTCATCGAGCGCACGTCGGCCTTGCGCGAGTAGCGCAATGGTCCCCTGATCGAAACCAAGACGCTTGCCTACGAACTGCTGCTGTATGGCAGACAGACGATGAAACGTATCCGCCAGTTTTCCCATTGCACTAATCGGGTCTGTCACGCCCTTGTGCAGGTCTTCAGCAGACAAGCCAAGACGATGCAACATGAAACCTTCGGATGTCATCCCACCCGGAAAGCGTGATAGCTCGATCAGTTTTTGCTGCAGGGATGACAATGATGCGGTCGCGCCTTCTGCGGTGCCGCCAGACGTACGCACGGCGTTCTGCCATGCGCTCAGATTCTCGGTGCTGATCGCAAGCGCTGCGGCCTGCTGGCGCACTTCCATCGTGTGCGCGGTCGTATCTTCGACCAGACGCTTGATAGCGCCGAGTGCAACGATACCCGCTACCGCTGCACTCGCCTGCTTTGCCAGATCGATGAATGCCACGCCGATGCGCTTTGCGGTCTTGTCCAGTCCCTGCAACTTGGCTTCGAGCGCATCGGATGCCTTCGTACCTTCGTCTAACCCTTTTTTGACGCCCTTCGTATCGGCATCGAACACGAAGTAAAAACTTTCTAGAAGGCTAGGCATGCGTTACACTCCGATAATATCTATTTGAGGCGTGGCATGAAAACATGTGTCATTTGCAGTATCGATAAACCAGATGATCAATTTTTCCGTTGGATGCGACGTTGCAAGGAGTGTCACAATGCAATATGTCGCGCCAACTATCGAAAGAACGCCGAACACGTGAAACAACGCGTAAAAATCTACGATGCTACTCGCCCCGAACGTACGGCATATCAACGCGAATACGCCAAAAGTCATTTTCAAAGAAACAAACCCCTGCACAATGCACGTGGTAAGCAACGTCGCGCTATACAACGTCGCGCTATGCCAGCATGGGCAAATACCGAACTGATCAAAGAATACTATTTTGCCGCAGACTTGCTATCTATGTGCACTGGTGAATGGTATCACGTCGACCATGTGGTGCCTCTGCAGTCAGAGCTAGTGTGCGGGCTTCATTGGGAGGGAAACATGCAGATATTGACCGGTCCAGAAAACATATCGAAGGGCAATCGATTCTGGCCGGACATGCCCTAGCGCTGTTGCCTTGCGGCTTCGGCGGCTAACATCTCGTTTGTTCGCTTCACCGCAATTATCTCCCACATGTTTAGCGCATCTTCCAAGGTATAGATCGTGCGCAATTCCTGTAGGGTTGCTAATCTTTCTTCGATAATTGTTGCAAAGAACTGGTCAAAGTTGACATGAGCAAGTTCTGCACCTTGTCCGCCAGACCTTTTAGGAAATTTGATGCGCCGCCGTTTCTGAAAAAACCGCAGTTCTTTTCGAGCATCGCCATTTCGAGCCGTGCCAGTGTTTCAAAGTCAGGCACGTGATTATCGATCAGGCCACGCGTGATAAACATCAGCGGCGCACCTTCCTTGCCCTTCCCCGCGATGCCAACATAGCGCATCAGCTTGAGCATCAATTCTTCATTGCGCTCATAGTCGCCAAGCTTCGGCAATGCGGAAAGAGGGTATTGCGTGATGACTTCACGCGCGAGAGTTGCGGGCAGTTTGCTGATCACATAGGTGATCGGTTCGCCGCGCGCACTCTCGATGATGATTTCTTCCTGTTCAAGAAGGTCCATGATGTTTAGGTCTTGGTCTGGAATGCGAAAACGTACGGCTTGGACTTCAGCCGTGCGGACGATGCGATGCTGTTGGCCGGCATGTAGTCGGTCGTGGCACCATTATTGAAGTCGGTCGAAGACGATCCACCCGCGTACATCATCGTAGCGTCGATCACGTCAAAGACCGGGCGGCGACCGAGCGCAACCTGATTCGAACTGAACAACAGATCGAGATTGATATCGTCGTCACTGTTCGGGATCACGTTGATGGTGAGACCAACGGGGATTGCCTTACCCCAGGTGATCAGACGGCCGTTAAGCCCCATCGCCTTGTCCCGAATCTGGATAGACGGCGAATCGGCCGGGTCCGCATCGTCGGCGAATTCGGTGATAAGAATGCTGTTCGGAAAAGTGGTGCTGGCGAACAGCGCAAGCTCTGATCCAAAGCCGGAAATATCCATGTTGCAAACTCCTGTCTACGTATCGAAAGAACCCCGCCGAAGCGGGGCACATGGGTTTAGATCAGCGTGTGCGTACCGACGACCTTGCGAATCAGGTCATCCTTGCTGTAGATCAGCGTGTAATTGATCTGCCATCCGGTCGAACCATTCGGCCGCGTGTACGTCGACAGGCTGAGTGCGTACCACACGCCATTGTTCTGCACCGTCTGCCACGCATTGGCGTCGCCAGTCTGCTGCGTGATGTACAGTTGCTGCGTGACGTTCAACGGCTTGCCTACGCTAAACGTGCCGTTGTTGAATGCGGCGGGCAGCACCGATTTCGTAAGTGCTGCCTGAAACGTTGCGATACCGCTGGTGTTCGCGCCGATGCTCACCAGGGCAAGCTGCAGCGACATGTACTGCTGCACAGCGTAATTCTTCAGCCACTGCTCATTGGCGTACACGTTCGAGTCCCGCGGATCGGTCGCGCCACCCATCATCACGCCGTCCTGATAGAACGTAAGATCGGTGCCGTTCACCTGAGTCTGACCGTAATAGTTGATACTCAGGTTATCGAGCACGGTCGACAGTTCGTCGGTCGTCACGGCCGGCGTCCACCCGTCGAACTGCACGTACATATAACCGGCCGCGCCGTTCGTCTGCGTGAAGTCCGTCGCACCCTGGATCATCATTTCGGCCATGTCCTGATACTGCGACGTGAGCGAATCCGGGTAGTA